CACGGAAGAACGCATCAGTAAACACGTCTGCTGGCACGATTGTGTCATCAGTGTACTGAGTAGTTGTGCCGCCATCGTTAAAGAAACAACCAGTGTGCTGGTAATCAGTAGCGGCTGGGCTAAATACAACAGCACCACCGTCACCAAAACCAGTACCAGCTGCGTGCAGATCATTGTCGATCTGTACAGCAAGAGCGTAACCAGCATCTTCAGTGTAGAACTGACGAAGGCTAGAAAGCGCTTGTACTTCAACGATATCTTCGATTAAGCGTGAGTACTCAAAGTGACGGTCGATATCAACAGTCAATTCGCCTTCAGTGTTTGCAATGATAGTAACCGCTGTATCAGCCGCCTTAACATTTGCATCACCACGTACTGGCTTAGGAAGGTGCAGCTTGTCACCCTTCTTACCTGTCATAGCCAGCTTTTTAACAAGCGGAGCCATCTTCAGGTTCTTTTGGTAAGCAGCAATAATTTCATCACTCCAGATTTCTGGAATAAAAGTAGCTGCTTCAGTCTTCGCAGTATTACCCCCTGCGCCGGGATATGTAGCAGTAGCCATGTCAATCTCCTAGATTATTTGACCCGACCCTCCGCATAAGCTGCCATAATTTCATCGGACAATGCTTGATAACGGTCAGGATCGTTTTTCATTAGTTTAATTATGTCGGCCCTACGATATACTTTTTTACGTGTTTTCTCTGCACTGCCTCGTGCATTACCTGTATTGGCTTTTCTTAATGATTGCCTACGTGCTTGTCTTTCAACGGTAGCTGTTTGCTTTGCAACTGTTTTTCGTTCTTTCCAGAGTGAAAACAATTCATCAGCAGAGTCAGCATCATATTGTTGATCGGCTGCTACAAATAATTGAGTCCTAATCTTAGATGCCTTAATCCATTCAGCAAATTTAGGATCGCCTAAAATATCTTGCATGTCTGGATGTTTAGACTGAAGCTGCGCCAAAGACGCTTGTTTTTTGTACTGCGTAGAGTACTGTTCTGCTTCTCTAATTTTAGGATGATTCTCAATAGCACGATTAACTGCAGTTTGAGGATCTGTAAAATAATCAATATCGCTTTCAGGCTCAACTTGTTGCTGTTGAGGTGCTGTTTGTTGTTGACTAGAAATATAATCATCAACAACTTTACGAAGTTCTCCTACTTCAGAAGACTGACGACCAAGTAACTTTTCAGCTTCTTGGTGCATGGATACAACATCTTCTAAAGATTTGCCTTTATATTTTTCAGGAACCGTAGAACTTTTTTTCTTTAAAGGTCTTTTAGCCTTTGGTTTTTCTTCAGGCTGCATATCCTCAAAAGCAAGTTCTTCGACTTCGTTTTTTTCAATCTGATCTACGTTTTCCTCTTCAGGGGGTAGATCTAGCATTGTTGCTCTAGACATTATTAAACTCCGTGATCGTTATCATTATGGAGATGTTTATTTTCTACCTGCTTTTTCGTGTTCTCGTACCCATTTGATATGCTGTCCGGGGAAATCCCCAGTAGAACCATCAAGGTGAAAAGACGGGGCAGATACCATTTTAGTAGCATTAGCGCCGCAACCGCACCTACTGGTCGTGACGCCGCTTTCTACCATTTCTTCAAAGACATGTCCGTTAGTACAACGGAAGTCATAAATTTTAAACATTTATAGGATCTTCTTCTTCAGCTTCAGCTTGCTCTCTAGACGCTGTAATAGTGTTTTCTAAATTAATCACAGTAGCAAAAGCAGCTACTTGACCTTTACGAAAAAACAATTCTTCTTGGTCTTTAACTGATTGAATATCAGCTAATTGTGTTGCATTATTAGAAAGTTCGCTAACGAGTTGTTTGAAACCTTCGTGATTAAACAATTGATTATAATTGTTAAAGTACGTTTCAAGCTCAGGTGACATAGTTTCCTCTAAAGTTTACTGTATAGTAATATTATAACACAGTTTTAATTAAATGTCAAGCTTTTTTTGTAGTCTTACGTCTACGACCTGACGCAGTTACAGCATGTTTAATCTTAGCTGGCCCTGTTTTGCGTTTAGCAGAAGACTTTTTTTCTGCTGCTGTCATCTTAGATGCTACAGCTTTAGGTCTACAAGAAGGGTAGGGACGTTTGCTTTTACTAGCAGACTTACGACCACAAGGTTTTCCAGTTTTAACGTCTACCCATTCTTCGTTAAACCATTTTTTA